GAAGGGGGGGCTGTTGGCCCCCCCCCTACGAGAGAGAAAGAGAATCAGGCCTTAGACATTGTCGAAATGGCGGGAGCGCCGCACATGTATACACGGCCTGAAGCGCCGCCAGCGCCGACATCCAGTGCCTCCATGGCGTATCCCACAATGACGTTGGTGTCTAACGCTTGGACGAGTTCGCCGTCTGCGTCAACAGCCATAGCCATGCCAACGACCCAGTCCGTGTCTGGCGAGTTATCCGCCGTGCATGTCTGGATTCCAGTGAAGGCAATTGTTCCGGGGCTTGAGGCCGTGATCTCTTTGGTCACGACTCCGTAGAACCCGTGCTTTCCTTCGGTCGAAGCAGCCGTGCCAACAAGAACCGAAGCGTCTGTTGGTGCTACCGCAAGAAGCGCCGAGTCGGTGACGTGAACCACCAATCCGACAGCCAATGCAGTCTCACTGTTCGTCGTAGCCTGTACGGACTGAGGGTTGAATGTCAGCCCACCGGGCGGCTGAGTAAGTGCAAGTGACATATCAATGTCTCCTATGTATCAGGATGTTGCAGAGATCAGCGGGGCAACGATGCCGTGACGCTGACGCGAATTGCAGAAAAGATTCCACCAGCAATCGACTGGTTGAATGTGTGTGAAGGGCTGTGCTGGCGAACGCATGACATCGTGCTTCGCGAAGTAACGTCGCGAATGGATGATCGGCGTAAGGTACGCACCATTGACCCAGAAGTACCGAGCGCCAACATCAATAGCAGTTTCTTCTGTGCCATCGTCTGCCTCGGAGGTGACGTTAGTGCCAGTAGCCGTACGCTTTGCGGCAGCAACATCTTTCGGGAACAACGCCGCATCATCGAGATGAGCGCAGTACATCAGTTCGATGCCACTGAACGTCGGGTTGTTGTACGCTGGGTCCGAAGGAGCGATCAAGAGATCATTGCTCTCACGGAGCGCACGCTTGTACTGCGTCACACCAAGGCGTGAGCAGAGAATCATCTGACGGTTCAACGTGGTGTTCTCGAAGTACTCCTGCTTCGTGCTTGGTGGCACGAACTGGCACTTGAGGAACATGTTGTCAAACGCGGGGAAAATGCCGCCGCTTTCCCATGTACCAGCGTTGTGTCCTACGTATGTCGCGTCGTGCCGAACACGGTTGGGATCGTCCAGAGTGGGGTCATAGAACTCGACCTGATTGCTCCAACGGTTCTCGACGGTAGGGTCGATACCCATGATGTTGGTCCAGCCCTTTGGTGCTGCACCACGCTGGCCGAATTCGCCAGTGCCACCGAGCAGATTCTCAGAGATGAACGACGCAATGCCGAATGGACGCTTGCCGCCAGCGCCTTCCATCTCAGCGTAGTTGCCATTGGTTCCTTGCCACAAGTCGGCCTCGAAGCCGTTCGTGATCGAGGTCCAAAGACGCTGCTCTTTGATCCGCTTCAGTCGCTTGTACTGAACGGCAGCGGCCTCTTTAGATGCACCCTCGGACACATTGAGTTCCACTTCTTGATCGGTCCACGCCATGTGGTCAATCGTGAAGCGCCATGGAGCCGTGATCGTGTCAGTGACCGACACGTTCTGCCATGTGAACGCTTCATTGGGGAGATAGTGGTCGTACGTGTTGCCGTCATCGAACATGATGACATCACGAATCTCGGTTCCGCCCTGTACGGTTCGCTCCGTACCCTTTTCTTTCAGCAGTCTGCTGAATGCATAGGTGTTCTTTACGGCTTCGTTGATCACGGCATCGGCGCTTGACAAATATGTCGGGCCTGTCGTGTTCATGAAGTCATTGAACACACTGATTGGTGAGCCACTCATAAGGCTAACCTCCTAGTTAGGTTCGCATGGCCCGCTCAACATCCTCTCGGCTACCGCCAGACATAAGCACATCCAACGCAACATCCTCTTCGTTCAATGGTGAACTCTTCGGGCGTGCGGGCTGAGATCGTGTCGGGGTCGGCTGTCGCGTCTTACGCTTGGCCTTGGCAGGTGGATCACCAGCCAAGTTGCGGTACGCTTCCTTGAGCATGTCTTGCGTGGACTCATACGAGTTTGGATTTGTTTCACCCATCCGAGACATCTCGGATACCAATGCGTTGGGGTCGGGTGCGGCATCTCCGTAGAGGGGCCGGATCGACTGGTCCAACATCATCAGTTGGGTCATAAGACGGGACTCGGCAACGGCTGCTTCTGCGGCCTCTGCACGTTGCTGGTCTTGACTCTGGATCATGCCGACGATGGCTTGTGCAGCCTCGTCTCCGACAATGTCAGCGAGTGCGTCCGGGATGTCCACGCCAGCGATAGGATTGTTGTCCTCGTCGCTCGCTTCGGCTCCATCGTCACTCGTGTCATCGGCGGTGGACTCGTCGCCCATCTCCAGTTTCGATTCCAGTTCCTTGAGGCGACCACCGTACGAATCGACATCGGTCTGACGCTTCTGGGCTTTGTTGGCCCACTCACGCAGCGTGTCATCGTCCGTGGCCTCAATCACACTCATCGGGACGTTATCCCGACGCAAGGCACTTATGAGATCGTCCCGATCCTCGGCGGTGCTTTGCTCAACTGGAGGAGTGTTGTCCTCCGGCGTGTAATTGTTCTCATCATCCGACTCGTCCGCCAACAAGGCGGCAAGCACGGTGTCATCGCTTTCAACGTCAGGCTCGTCAATATGACTTACGTGTTCGTCGTTTGCGATTGGTTGTTCGGTTTCTTCTGCCGGGTTCATATCTTCAGACATGTCCGTTTCTCCTAGTAGTCTCGTTCGTACCCGTGCTTCGATGCGACGTTCGCTTCGTGTGCGCGGGATTCAATGATTGGTTTGCCTTGGCGGTTCGTCTTGCATCCGTCAAGGTTGCGTGGAAGTGACTGCGACACGTATGGGTAATTCCACCGCACCGCACCAACGTCCACTTGGAAGTCTGTCTCTGGAAGCCGCCGGTACTCATGATCACCCATCGGAATGATGCTGCCAATCGACGGAGCCTCTGCCATGGTGAATGCAAGACGAACACGTTCTTCTGTCTCAACGTCTTCAAACAGGTACTGAGGCATTGGCCTGTCCCCCTTGCTGCTGCTGCTGCTGTTGCTGCTGGGCCGCAGCCTGTTGCTGATTCATCATGGACTCAAGTTTGCTTGGATCAAGCATGCTGCTCAACTCCGGTATGTTCAATGCATCACCGACGCTGCTCAGTACTGATCGCCAGTCAACCCATGGGGCCATTGGCATCTGCTGCGCGAGTCCGCCGATGACCTGCATCAGTTCCACGCCACGCTTCTGTTGTTGACTCTCGCTGATCCGGCTCATGCTCATCGAGTCGATGGACACCACCATGTCCTCGAAAAAGCCCACGCCACTGCCACCAACGAATACGCTGTCCATGCCGAGCATCGCGCCGTCTTCGGCATCGCCCGCTGCGAACACCACTCGGGAATCATGGAACATGTACCACGCTACCGATGTGATCGCACGACTCACGCCCTCTTGGAATTCGCGTTTCATGTGAGCAAGTCGAAGACCAGCCGCAGACTCAGCCACGTTGATTTCAGTCGCGGTGGCCTTGCCTGAGATGTTGCCACGCATGGCATCGTGAATGCCAGACACGCGATCAAGCCGGTCTTGTGTCAGTCCTGCATACGTCACCTGTTGCGACGTTATGCCACCAACCTCAATCGGCACAATCTGCGATGGGTCTAGGCCATCCACCAGTAGCACAGTCAAGTCTTCACGGTCGCGGATGTCGTTGGCAAGTTTCTGATTGCGGCTGTCCGTTGCAATCATTCGCTTGTACACGCTTGCTGAGTGTGTCATGCTCCGAAGGTGATCGTTGATGTCTTCGATCTGTGGCATCAGCGGAACCATGGGGCTGAGTGGGTACGGGTCGCCCGGTACTCCGTAGCACCCAAACATTTGGTACGGGCCGTGTCGTGGTCCGTAGTACGGACGCGGCGAACGTGCGAAGCCAATTGCTGCTGGTTCGTCGCCTTGGGCTTGGCCACGGATGATTGTCAGGATGCTGCCGTTGTGCAGGTCCGTGTCCAACATCTCATCGACCACTTCACCCTCAGTGACGAGTTCAGGAACCCACACTTCGTACACCGTGATCTGGTCGCGATCAGCACCTTCCCGGTCGCCCATGCGATTGCGGTAGTCGCTGTCATCACCACCACACCGTTCGATCACCGTCTCGTCCCACCCGTCTTCATCCGCCGCACGATCTAGCAGATCATCTCGGTCGATGCGGTACTGGTGACCGACGTACCTTGCTTCTTCCAAGTGCGATGCCTGCGGGTCTACGAAGAAGTCATGTGGGTCGATCCGGTACATGCGGGGTAGCCACGGCTGATTGCCGTCAACTGATCGCATGCTTGGACGCGGCTCATTGACCACCATGCCAACGCCATACGCCACAAGCATGTCTGTGGCTATTCGTGTGAGCGTGTCACGCAGTCGTGTTGTACGACACCATGTGTTGGTCGCCGCTTGTAACTGCCGACCGAAGATCAGATGATCATGCGGCGTGCGACTTGTGATTCGGATCTTTGGATCGTCGTACACAAGGCGAGGAAGAACCAGAGCGATGTACTGATGTACGAAGTTCTCTGGGTCACCGGCTGCGTTGCCCTCGCCTCGATAGTCCGGACCTGTCATCCGCTCGATGATCGAGTCCCAATGCGACAGGTGCTTGTTACGGAATCGCTCCGCAACATCGATCTCTTCCATCCAACGTGTCAACATCCAATCAAGCATCTGTCTCTCGATTTTTATAGGGCATCAAACGGTTGAGTTTGTTACGCCGCTCCTCGCACTTGCTGCATGGTTTCACAGCACCACGACTGACGGCCTTGATGGCACGCTCGATTGTGTCTCCGACTCCACGGTCACGGGTTGGGCGCTCAGTGGTCACTTGCCGCTGCCCTGTCCTGCGCCGGGTGTTCCGCCGCCACCACCACCACCGCCGAAGCCAAGGCCCATCCGCCTTCCGCGACCGCGTCGTTTTCTTGGTGGCACAGTTCCCTGTGGACTTACTGGTCCCATTCCCGATGTGTTCGCCAAAAACGAGTTGTATCCACCCTTGCCCTTGTTTGAACTCTTCTTAGTGGTGTTGTTGATTGGCTTCCCTGTAGATGGGCTGATCGGTCCCGGTGGCTTTCCTTGTGGAACATTGGCCCTTGGTGGTGAAAGTGGGGGAGCAAGAACACCCTCGCGTCCGCCACGGAAGGCGAGGTTCTTGTCGCGAAGGTCTTCCTTCTTTTTCTTCTTCTTATTTGCCATCAGCGACCACCTCCGCCGCCGCCGCCGCCCAATGGGATACCGCCACCGGACTTGTTTGGCTTGTTTCGGGCTGGCACTGTTCCGGGCGAGTATGTGTTACGCGCCCTTCTTGATCGTGACTTCTTCGTGTTGCTCTTTGAGCGTCCACCTGCGCCTCTTTGCGCATTGGGAACTGGACCCATCCCGCTTGTTTCACTTAGGAATTTGTCGAATCCACTATCCATTGAGAACCTCCTCGTGCTTGAGAACCGCGCCGAGACTGAAGTCCGGTAGACGCTCTGTTGGTTCAGGTCCAAGCCCACCGTCTTCGGCAAGCAGTAGTGCAAGTGCCAAGGCGATCACACGGTCGCCGTGTGCCTCCCTTGCCCCGCTTGTTTCGCTTCGCAGTCTGCCGGGGCCAACGCCGCCGGAGTCGTACACGATGTAGTCGCCAAGTTCAGTGATCACCGATTCGCCAGAGATCACAATCTCGCCTCGACTGAGTACGGTCGATAGACGACCGAGTAACGCTCGCTTCGCTTGGCGTGTTGATGTCCAGCCCACCCGCTTGGTTCGCTTCTCGTCGATAGTGCCGACCGTACGTTCCTTGAACACATGGGTCCAGCCGGTGCGGTCCACGTCGTGTTGCAGGGATGCACCCGGTCCATTCCGCTCCCAGCCCAACAGCGTCTGTCGCCGCCCCTTGAATACGTGCTTGATCATCCGCACCAGTTCGGCTGCGAGGTCGTGGCCTCCGATGAACGGATCTGCGAACTCTGCCGCCACGCTCATGTCTCTGACGTTTAGGATGCATGCTGCTGAGTTGGCTGCGCCTGTGCCGTACGCTGGGTCCACGCCGCACACGTATTCAGCCGCTGGGTCTGGGTCTTCCCACACGCTCCAGTTACCACTTGGACTGTCGATCAACTTGCCACCGGAGTAGATGCATCGGCGTGGCTGTTTGATGTTGGCACGCTGTCGTTCAATGTCGCGTGCAGAGAAGAACCGCTCGCCGCCTGCTGCTTCTTCTGCGAAGACGTTGATCGCAAGGTCTACTCGGTCACGTCGCTTGACTTGCTCACCGAGCCACGGGGTCCATGTGAATTCGGTCCCCGCCACTCCGGTGATTGCGCCGTCGATGTCCACGCGAGTCTCAGCACCGCGTGACTTCTCAGGGTGATCTGTGTACAGCATCTCAAGGAGGGTTGGCGATCCTGTGGCGCGTCCCTGCGCCACAAGCGTAGCGTAGTGCGTGCCGGGTCCAACCGGCGTACTCACCGCCACGCGGCACGATGTACAGTCTGCTGCCGACCGCCACGCGGCCTCCGCGTTTTCTAGTGCTGCGAACTCATCGAACACCACCATTGTTCGCCGTCCACCACGTCCGATGTGCGCAGTTGCTGCTTGACCGCTGATGGTTGCTTGACTGTTCGGGTGAGTCAGCATCAAGTGTCTTCGGTTCTTGCCGTCGCCCTTGACGAAGTCACTCGCCGGGGCCGGAAGCATCCACGCCGGAAGCGTCTCGATCAAGTAATCGATCTTCCAGAAGAGGCAATCGGGGTCGCCGGTTCGGTCCACAAGATCCTCGACGCGACTGACCATCATGACTTGCCAGTCACGCAGCAGCCATCCCCACACAGACATCGCGCACAAGAGCCATGAAGCCCCCATGTCGCGACTCTTGCGAAGAACTATGTCGTGGCCCTGTTCAACTGCGTCTGCGATTGTGCGGGCCGCTGCGGCCTGCACAGGCCACGGATTGAATGGAACGTCGGGCAGGAGTGTTGGTCGTTCGATGCCGTGTTCGTCAACGTCGCGAACGTGGTAGGTCCACGCGCAATACTTCAAGAACAACGCAGGGTCATCGCGAAACGCAGCGAGAAGATCAGCACGATCCTTGCCAGTCGCGAGCAGCACATGCCGCCTCGCAGCAGCAAGTTGTTGTTCTTCTTTATTCAACGTCCGCAAACCATCTGTCGAGCAAGGTCAAGCCCCGCCCGGCATCTCCTGTGTCGATCTGGATTGGTCCACCCTCGGGGCCGGACTGCTCAATGCTCACGCGATCCCGATATCTATCAGGTCGATCCGCTTGTAGTTTGAACTTGAGCAACTGCGTCTGCGCCGATGTGAGATCACGCTCGCCAACTGCTGTCTCTTCAAGGACAGCCTCGATCTTGTCTGTGATGTACGCCTTGGCTGAGACCAAATCCTTTGCAAACACTGGGTCGCTGAGTCTCCAGTATGTCGGCAAACTCACTGCGCAACCGACCTTAGCACTTGCTGCTCGCCAACCGATGCTGACGTACGCCTCAAGCCAATCGCGCTTCAGTTTCGCTGATTTGCTGTGCCGCTGCTGCTTCGCAACCCTTGCTTCTTTAGCAATTCCATCAGGCTGCTCATCATCAGGATTTCGCTTGTAACCCTTCGGCATGACCCCATATAGCACGATTCACTATGCATTCAAGATCCGTTTCGTGAAAATACCCTAAAAATACTTTGCCCAGCCCCTTGCATACTTGTGTGCGTTCGTGTAGAATGCCACACAGTTCGATGCTGAATCTAGCGAGCCGTCAGAGCGGTGAACTAGGCAAGGCTTCCCGACGCGACTTGAGCGGGACGAAGCGAACGGCTCTCTGGAAACCGAAGAGACGCGAGACTGACGGGACTGACCCGATCTACTCGCACAACGATCACCCCAGATGACCCGGATCATGCCGCTCATCTGGTTTCACAGACCGCCAATCATGACAGCAGCCCAACAGGGCAGAAGGAGTAGACAATGACCAACACGACTATCATCCTCGCAGAAATTGCACAACGCCAGTGCGCCCATACAAGCACGCTGGTCGAGGCGAGCGGCCTCTCTCGCAACGCGGTCCTCACCGCCTGCAGATCACTCGCCCGTCGCGGGTTCATCTTCAAGCAACCCGGCGAAGAGACAAGCGAAGGATACGACAAGCAACGAAGTAACGGTCGCTACGCAGACGCTCTTTGGGTGACGAACTTCGAGGTCGGCCCCGCTGACTGGTACACCGATCTCGACGTGATCGCTGGCCTGATCGCACAAAAGGGGGATGGCCTCTCGATCTTCCAAAAGGCAGGATTGGGCAACTGATCACCCCCACCCGCTAGCCGAAAGGCTTGTGGGTGGCTTCAACCACAGCAGCCCATAGGGCAGAAGGGAGTACGAACATGAACGAAGAGACACGTTTCGACATTGCAATGTTGATCTTGAATGTCGCGGAATATGTGCGAATGCATAAGAGCATCGCTACAGATCGGATCAATCCGAGCGAGGAATTGATCAAGTGGGCCTCAGTGGTATCTGAGGGTTCCTGACCCACCACCATCCCCTGCCCTAACGGGCTGGGGCTGGCTTCAACCAAACAGCCGCACAGCGGCAAGGAGTAGACCAATGAAAGACTCATACACCAAACCCAAGCCCACCAAGCCCAAGCCCAAGCCCAAGCCCAAGCGTAAGCGCGGCGAACCACTGCCGAAGCGTATGCGGGACTTGCTGACGTTCTGACCACC